CGTGTGCTCTTCCGATCTGGCATCGGTACTGCACTGGGTGCCGCACTTGGAGCTGCGGCTGGAGGACTCAGCGGCGGACTGCAGATCTTCGAGAAGAAAGATGACGCTTTCAAGTCCTATATCCAGGACGCATATGAAACCGTCCTGAGTGAGCAGGACACTTCCTTGACTTCCGGCAGCTCAATCGCCGGATCCAGAGAGCAGACGCAGATGGCCTTCGCCCAAAAGCTTGGCGGAGATGCTACTGCAAACGCCTATCTCGAACAGGTCAAGGCAATGGCCAAGAACACCAACTACACCTACGACGAAATTACCGGATACTCCAAGCTGCTATTGAACACTTATGACACGGAAAAAACGCTCAGTGTGCTGCAGACGCTGTCTGATGCTTCTGCTGGCCTGAACTTGAATTCCTCCGATGTCAATATGTTCATTTCTGGACTGTCTCGTATGCGGACAACCGGAAAAACAACGCAGGAATATCTGAACTATTTCTCCGAGCGTGGTGTGGATGTTTATCAGGCTCTGGCCAATGCCACTGGTGCCGACAAGTCCAGCATCGCAGAGATGGTCACTGACGGTAAGATCGCCGGCGCAGATGCTGCCGAAGCGATTTTGACCTATATCAATGACACATACGGCGGGCTGTCTGAGAAGCTGGCCACCACCTATGACGCCATGGTTGATAACCTGAGTGACTTTCAGGCCGACATGGACGCTGCCATGGGCGAGGGCTACAACGAAGGCCGCAAAGCTGGTCTGCAGGCCCAGATGGACTGGATGAGCGGAGAGAGCGGTGAGGCTGTCGAAGAGGCCAATCGTGCAATCGGTGCATGGAAAGCCGAACTGGAGAACAGCAAAGAGCAGTACATGCGTGATGCTATGGACGCTATGATGGCATCTGACGCCTATCAGACAGCCAAGGCGCAAGGCGATGCTGCCGAGATGGGCAAGCTCATCATGCAGGCCAAAGTGCAGGGCATGAATGAGTATAACGCCAGTGAGGGCGCTCAGCTGGCTCTGGAAGCTGAGATGTCTCTGGTGGAAACCATCCGGAATGATACGGTTGTGAACCAGAACTACTGGGACGCTGGTTACGAAAAAGGACAGGAGTTCTCAAAGGGACTTGCTGCTGGAAGAGCAGCAAATATCGAAACCTACGGTTACTACGATGCCATGATCGATGACCCGTTCATTACGAACAAGGGATATGCGACCGGCATCGACTATGTGCCTTATGACAACTTCCCCGCTTTGCTCCATCAGGGTGAGCGGGTGCAGACGGCCGTGGAGGCCAGAAGCGAAAAGAACGGATCTGGCGGAGTTCAGATCGTTATGTACGGCACGACCATCCGTGAGGATGCCGATGTTGACCGCGTTGCGGCAGCACTGCTCCAGAAGATGCAGCTGGCCGGAATGAGGGGGTGAGGTAGTTGCAGTTTTGTTTCATCCGAGACCATGTGTCTCTTATCATGCCTGTAACTCCCGCCCACTATCAGTGGACGGTCGGCAAGCGTGTGGAAACTATCAACATCAACCAGATGGGCGATGTCTACCGCCCCGGCGGGCAGACGCGCTTTTCCGGAAGCTTTGACTTCCTGCTGCCGGCTCAGGCTTATCCGTGGATCGAGGCCGGTGGCCGTGCGGATCCCCAGTATTATCTGGACTATCTCACCGCTTGGGCTAGCGACGATGAGACTGTCCGGATGATCATTACCGGCACTGAAATCAATGTGCTCGTGTATATCGAGGATGTTTCCTATGGTGAGCAGGATGGAACTGGTGACATGTATGTCACTGTTTCGGTCAGGGAGTTCTCGGATCTGGAGGCTGCACAGGTAGCCACGGTCAGAACCAACGCACAGAACAATGGCCGCGCTGGAGATTCTTCCGGAACCACCGGAAAGACACAGTCCTATACCATCGTCAAGGGCGATACGCTTTCCATCATCTGCCGCAGATACTACGGCAAGTCGACGCCGAAGTATTATAACGCACTGGCCAGCTATAACGGGATCAAGAATCCGCATCTGATCTATCCCGGAACCACACTGAAAATCCCGCCGGAATCCACGCTGCTGGGGGTGTCTTCGTGAATATCTATCTGACCAAATCGAAGTCCACGGTCACCCATGATGTTACGAAGATTATGACCTTCTGGACATGGTCTGGTGACAAGGCAACCATCAGCCGGCAGTTCGCCGGGGAGATCGTCTATATCGAAAACAGCAAGCTTCCCGTACCGGAGCTGGGAGATCTGCTCACGATGGTAGATGGAAGCAAGCTCTTTGTCGGTGTGGTTCTTCTCCGGTCTCTGGGGTCTGAGGACAATACGATGTCCTTCACGGCGTTCGACTATGGTTATTACCTCCAGCGCAATGACGGTACCTACAAATTTACCGGCGCCACGCCGGAAGAAATGACGCGAACGGCCTGCGCAGATAGGGATATCCCGATTGCACAGCTGCCGTCCACCGGCATTCAGCTGTGGAGGAAGTTCGCCGGCGTCAAACTGAATCAGATGATCACGACAGCATGGACTCTGGCCAGCGAGAAAAACGGAAAGGTCTACGCCATCCGCTATACGCCGTCCGGCCTGCTGGTGAAAGAGCGGAGCATCAGCGCCTCGAATCTGGTTCTGCAGGCATCTTCCAATCTGATGAATGCCACCACGAAGGAAGATGCCTCTCAGATGACCAACAGCGTGGCTATCTATGATTCCAATGGCAACCTCCTCCGCAAGGTGGGCGACGATGCGGCTCAGGCACTCTACGGCGTTATGGAGCAGCATATTACCCAGAGCGAGAACAAGGCTGCCGATGCGGATGCATCTGCAAAGAAGCTGCTGGAAGACGGTATGCTTCAGAAGACAGTGACCGTGAATGTTCTGGGAGACACTTCTCTTCTGACGGGTGAAACTGTTGTGGTGAACGAGCCGAAGACCGGCTTAGTCGGCGTTTTCTGGATTGACGCCGATGTCCATACATGGAAGAACAAGAACTACTACACGAAGTTGACGCTGAATTGCCGGAATGTGATGGCAACTGCCAGCGCAGGAAGCGAGGTCACATGAACGGTCAGGACGCAAGAGATCCTTTTCTGGGAATCAATGAACACATCCGAAATCAGGCGCGAAGTCAGGTGCCGACCTATTACACCATTGGCAAGATTCTCTCTGTTTCTCCCATGGTTGTCAGAGCGGCCGGCATGAATCTGGACAAGGATGACCTCCGCATTGCTCAGCATCTGAAGCCCGGTTGGGTGGAACATCTGGCTGAACTGGAGTGGGCGCTGACTGCCGACCTTCCCATGAAAACCTTTTCGGGAAGTTGCTCATGTGGCCTTTCCTCCGGTACAGCAACCGTGACCAGACCGCGGGAGACTGTGGAAGGTAGAACGACGAAAGAAGCTACGGTGACGCACGATCTCCCGCTTGCGGTTGGCGATGATGTGTTGCTGATTCCCAGTGCGGACGGCCAGATCTATTATCTGGTGGATAAGATTGTGGGGGTAGATAAATGAGCCTTTTTCCTTTGATTTCCGCACCCGACATCGGCACGCTGCAGGCATCAGACGGCCTTCCGCTCTACCGCGAAGTGGACTGGAACTTCCAGACAAACAAACCTGTCTGGCGCGGCGGAAACCCCGTCTTTGTTACGGGAGCGAGAGCGGTTTTGGTGTGGGCGTGGAATGCAATCCACACCGAGCGGTTTGCTCATGATGTGTTCAGTTCCGATTATGGACTGGACGGCAGCGAGATCCTCGGGCAGTCCTATGTTGAGGAAGTGCGCCAGTCTGAAGCAATCCGCATTGTACGGGAAACTCTCATGATTAACCCGTACATTACCAATGTGACGCAGGTGAGCGTGTCCTTTGAGGGTTCAGTGCTTCACCTGAGTTTCAAAATGACTACGATTTATGGGGAGGTGACTATTGATGATTGCGACATCTCCGTATGACGATCTGACCCCGGAAAGCATTAAAGCCACGATGCTTTCTGATCTGGAGCGCAAGGGAGCTGATGTCAGCATCAGAGAGGGTTCCTACACAAACACGCTGGTCAGCGTGGCGGCATATCAGCTGTTCAAAATGTACCAGCTGTTTCCGAGCCTTCTCACAATGGTATTCCCGGACGAAACTGCCGGTGAATATATCGACAAAAACGCCGCACAGGTCGGCATGGTTCGTGCAGCAGGAAAGAAAGCCAAGGTGGAAATCACCTTCACTGGAACCGATGGCACATTTGTGCCCACTGGCACGGCTCTGTACGCGCCTGAGAGCGGTTTGCGGTATCTGACGACCGAGGATGCCACCATTGCCGGCGGCGTCGCCACGGCGCTTGCAGAGGCCGCTGAGGTGGGCGCTGACTATAACCTTCCGGCGGGGTACATTACTTCGATGTACATCAATGTGGCTGGCATTGTCAGCGTAACCAACAACGCTGCCGCTACCGGCGGTGTGGATGTTGAAAGTGATGTTGATTTCTATGCCAGATATCATCTGCGGCGGACGCTGCCCATTACTTCTGGCAACAAAAACCACTACATCACTTGGGCAACGGAAGTAACCGGCGTGGCCTATGCCAACTGTGTTCCGCTCTGGAACGGTAACGGAACGGTCAAGGTGGTTATCGGCGGCGCGGATCGCGGTCCCGTGGATGAAACCATCCGACAGGCCTGTTATGACCACATTGAGGATAATCGCCCCATCGGTGCGACCGTGACTGTTGTCAGTGTCGTAGAGCGCGAGATTCCGCTCACGGCCAAGGTGACGCTGGTGGAGGGGTACTCCACCGAGCAGGTCGCAGACCAGCTTTCCGCCGCGGTTTCCGCGCTTCTGGCCAATCAGCCTTTCGGCGAAACAGTTGCAATTCCATTCAGCCGCTTTTTGGCCTGCCTGCTGCAGTGCCCGGGCGTTGCTGACTACAGCTCTTTCACCGTGGATGGAGGAACAGCTGCTGTGACCATCAATTCCGAAGATGCTGCTGTCGTTGGCTCTGTCACCATTACCTGAAAGAGGTGATTTCCTTTGAGTGAGCTTTTACCGATGCGAGAGCGGGTACCTGAATACCACTATGCTTCCGAACAGAGCAGGGCTCTGATTGAAACGCTGGCCGACGCCAGCCTTGCGGCAAAGGCCGCTCTCGAAGATGTCATGGATCAGTTCTTCGTAAATACCGCCACATGGGGCCTCGCCTTCTGGGAGCAGCAGGTCGGTATTGACACCGACAATTCTCTGTCACTGGAAACGCGCAGATCCTCTGTTCTTCAGAAGCTTGTTGCCAGCGGTAACACGACGGCAGAGATGGTGCGGGGACTGGCAGAGTCCATCACCGGATACGAGGCTGAAGTCGTTGTGAATGATGACTACAGCTTTTCTCTGAACTTTCTGGGTGAGCGAAACGAACTGGCCAACATCGATGTCGAGGAAGTCCGCGCTGTTGTGGAGCAGATTAAACCTGCACATCTCCGTTTCGTGATCTCCGGCATCACATGGGCAGATCTCCACAGCGTCGAATTGACTTGGCAGTATTTTGAGGACAACCCCACCACATGGGGAGAGTTCGAATCTATGTTCTGCGTACACGCAAAAGAATAAGTGAAGGAGTGTGAACAATATGAATTCTGCTTTCGGAATCAGATGGAAAATTGATGGGGTAAACGCTGGCCCTATCCGCCGGAATTTTGCTTTTGGTCAGAATGGCCAATATGAAATCATTTTCGAGCGGTGCTACACCTCGCTGGAGGAGATCGAAACCATTAACTGGAGCAGACCCGATATCGAATATGTCTGGCCCCACAGCAAGAAAGAGTCCGGATTGCCTGAAGGATATGGTTTTTCCGTTGTCAAGGTTGACTATGACAGCGGCGGTAAATTTTATCGGGTTATCGTAAAGACCGAATCTCAGTATCTGGGAGATGTCACCGGATATCAGGCGCAGATTGATGATCTGAAAAATGCTGCCGCCGAAAAGGACAGCACCATCTCTACACAGGCATCTCAGATTCAGGAACAGGCAGCCACCATTGAGGAACAGGCGGCCACCATCCAGACCTTGCAGGAATCCGGCAGTGCTGCCGAGCTGGAAGCTGAGCTGGATGCTGCCTATGAGGAAGGAGTGAACAGCGTTGAATAAAGAGATCTATATTGACGCCATGAAAGACAGAGGATTCTATGACGCCAGCGAACTGCAGGCCCGCTCTGATTCCATGACCGGCACCGAGCTGTATGCCGAAGAAGAGAAGATCCCTAAATTTGCCGCAGCTGTTGCGCTGAAGAACATGCTGGAGCGGCCCGTCGGCTTCACCTGCAAGTCCACGGCGGGGCGTGTAGTGCGACTGATTCAGCCCTACGACAGCGAAACCTACAAGCAGGAACCCGAAGATCTGCCGGCTCAGTGGGGCTTTAAGTGGTCTCAGGATCCTGCAAAGGCCAAACCTTTCATTGCTCTGAGCACTTCGCCCTTTGGCACCGGAGATTGCTGCACTCACAACGGCCATGTCTGGCGCTCTGGTCAGGACGGCAATGTATGGGCGCCCGGTACCGTCGGTGTTATCTGGGAGGACTTGGGCACGATTGAGGAGGTGCAGGGCAATGGAGAATAACTCTCTCGTTACCCTCAAAGCCGCTATCTCCGGTGCGTTGGCTGTCATGACTTCGCTTTGGGGCTGGTTTGGCTGGATGGTTGTTGTCTGGGTGTGCTTAATGCTGGCCGACTGGCTGATCGGCAGTGCTGCGGCAATGAAGGCTGGTATCTGGTCTAGTGCTAAGCTGCGCGAAGGCGCATGGCACAAAGGCGGCATGGTCATCATCGTTATCGTGGCGCTGGTAGCCGACTGGCTGATTGGCACACTGATTGCACACCTTCCGGGCATCATTCTCCCGTTTGAGTACACTGTACTGCTCGGGCCACTGGTAATTATCTGGTACATCCTCGGCGAGCTTGGCAGCTTGGCCGAACATGCTGTGAGCATGGGAGCAAAGGTTCCTTCCTGGCTCCCCCGCATTCTCGATATCAGCAAGGATGCTGTTGACGCCGCAGCTGAAACTATCGCTCACGAAACGACTCACGATGTCGTTGATCATGAGAAATCTGAATAACTGAAAGGAGCACAACACCATGAAGAATCCCACCGAAATCATCCTGAAGTACACCGCAGGCGAGGCCACTCTGGAAGAGACCAATGCCGCCCTGAAGGAAGCAGGCTCCGGTCTGTATCTGGATCCTCAGAAGAACATCCTGACCGAAGAGGACAAGCGTGCCACCACCATCGGCTACTATCCCGATCAGGCCAACGGATGGGGCCTGCTGGACACTGGCACCGGCTCTCTGGACAAGATCCATGTCGTAAACGGCAAGACCAAGTATCCCATTAACACTGTCGTTGATGGCGAGGCCAATATGCTGGCCTACATCCTGATTGCCGGCCGCACCTATAAGGTGATGGGCGACACTCTGGTGGACCGCTGATGGCCATTGTGATCAAAGAACAGCTGGCTGCGTCCGGGAACTATGGAGGTTCCCGGACAGCTGCTAAAATCAAGTATCTGGTGATCCACTACACCGGCAACGACGGCGACAAGTCGGCCAATAATGCGGCATATTTCCAGAGCAATGTCGTTGAGGCCAGCGCACACTATTTTGTTGACGATACCACAGTTTTCAGGTCTGTTCCTGATCTGAAAGTAGCATGGGCAGTCGGTGGTAAGAAGTACGATAGTTGCGACAGAACCGGTGGCGGCACTATGCATGGCATCATCACCAACACGAACAGTATCAGCGTGGAACTGTGTGACACTGTCCGTGATGGCACCTACAGAGCGTCCGAGGCCACGCTGGCCAATGCTGTCGGCCTTTGCGTGGAGCTGATGGCCAAGTATGATATCCCTCTGGAGAATGTCTACCGGCACTTTGATGTCACGGGAAAGCTGTGCCCCAGTTACATGGTGGACGCAGAGAAGTGGGCCGAGTTCAAAGCAAGACTGCAGAAGAGAGCAGCCGACAACATCCCCGCAGCCTATGCGGAAGAT